TTAAAAGAAAATGCCGGTTTTGACTTGGTGTCGTCAAGGTCGGTTGCCACCTTTTTGAGTGGGTCATCAGGGTTGAACTGATTCTCGATAGGACAGCCTAAAGCCCATGAGGCTACAAAGTCATCCTTACAAGAAATATAGATATTCCCAATCAATTGTGTCTCCAAACTTCTAGGGTAGTAGAGTGTTGAAACATACTGCTCAGAGTAAAAGTCTTTCTCCATAATAGCATTGGTTGCTGGAGTGACCATATCATGCGAGACAAAGGGTCTCTTTCCATAATACGGAACACTAAATTGTACACTCTTCTTGTACTTCAAATCCTCCATTGTCCATGGGAATTTTCCAAAGCCTCCAATACTAGATGGATATGAACTGTTATCGAACGTGTACATATCTGCTTCCTTAGTAATTTGGGATACATATAGGGTTCCCTCTGGTGTTACTTCGTTTTGATCAAATGTAAATATATAATTAAAACCACCGCGAGAAAACATATGCCACCATAATATCAAGTCTAAAGTTCCCCATCTGTTGGGTGAACGAAAGATTCCTTGATTCAAATTTGCTGAGAAGCGTCTGATATCATAGGGATCAATTCTTGCGTCATGATCTGTACCAGTGCCTTCACCAGGATAAAATTGAAAGAAAGTCTGTTTGATGTTGTTTTCAACTGTCTTAACATACTTCTCATAACGGTGCAATAGTGTTCTCAAACTAGTCACATTTTCCTGGGATACCAATCCTCTGGATATGAACTTCATTGAGGGATTCAAGGGCTCGAACGATCCTTCCGCAAAGATTCGATCAAGCGAATTTGTAGCCTCAGTTCCACTCTGAGCCACCAGATTCGCAGTTGTTACTGCTGTGTTAGATAAATAAATGTCAGAAGTATCGACATCATAATATGCTGGGAATCTGTGGTAACTGTAGGGCTGTCTAGGGACATAGAACTGAAATCCATCATCTGCGGCAATCCACACACTCACGTAAACTTTGCTAGTTCCTATAGTTTCGGAGGTTAGAACGGGATTGACAATAGAGATGGCTATCGTTCCATTGGCGTATTCGGGAGCTAAATATGCTGCGTCACCCACTTTGAGAGCTGGGGTGCGTGCAAGATAGGGTATGCTAAACTTTATAGATGTGTCACCTTGAAAGTTCACTACTCTAGAGATAAAATCTCCCTCGCCTGTTGTGAAATCGGTGGGAACTTCAGATCGTAGGGGGTGCCAACTGATTCTGATTCTGCCAGAAATAAAAGAAGATGTGCGCAATTGAATGCAATATTTTATCGGACCACTCCAATTCTCAAACAATGATGAAATCATGCTTAAGGGGGTGTGGTACTTAGATACGCTTACAAAAGATGTGGGTGTACTGCTTTGGTAACACCTGCATGTTGTGGGTCTCACATCATACTTCTTTATAACTGCTCCAGCTGCGCTGGTTGCGTCAAATTCCCATGTGTCAAAAAGTCCTGGTCGTCTAATAAGGTTCATAATATCTAATTCATCTTCCTTCTTTGAAAACAGATCTTCTCCATTTGCTATTTCTCCTCCGGGTTCGAGGGATAAATCGTTCAAAACGTGTAGACCATTGCCATTGCTTGTAGAATTTAGTGTAGGTAAGTATTGTGGTTGTAATGATGAAACATCATTTGGTTTCGAGTAACCTAGAGATTTTGCCAAACCTCCAAGTGCCTTCATAGCAGCTGCTGCTGCAAAACCACTTCCTCCCATGCCAAAAGATTCTAAAGCTATAGCTATGCCGCTTAACTTTTCAAATGTGCCAGATACTAATCCAGTTTTTGACTTTGCAATTGCTTCCTTATTTTGTTTGCCAGACTGGGCCAGGAAGTCAGGGCCTGATTGCGCTATGAGACTAGGGCCAGCAAGTTGAATATTTGTTAAATTGGCAAATATTGAGATTGATACCTTAGGTACGGATACGGTTCCTTGTAAAATTAGAGGGTGCAACACCTTAATAGCACAAGTACCTATCAATCCAACATCTATCAATTGTTGTTCATCAGTGAAATAAGAGTAGGGACTAACATATGGTATGATAATCTTCTCATTTACCTGTGAATTTGGACTAAGTGTAAATGCATTACAAGTAGACATCGTCCAAATAGTATCCAACTTCCAGAAGTTCTTGTGAAATCCGTAACTCCCCGTAAAGGGATTGCAAGCTAGGGTATTGTGGGGAATCCACGCACCAAGCAAACTACCATAGTGATATGGTGTTCCAGTTACTTCAAATCGCAAGACAACATCTGCGCGTCTCAAGTGAAATCGATTCATTTTGTCAACTAGGTTTTGAGCTAGATGGGTAAGTGCATAGGGCAAGTTCAATCTAACAACTTCTGTGCCTTGGGCTTGTGAGCCTAGCCAGTCAACTTGTGCAATACGGTATTCTCTTGCGAAAACCTCGTGCCACACAGTTGTATTGTATGGGTCTGTGAACTTATAGAAGCTGGGTCGTGCTTCTCTAGTACTTTCCGTCTCTGTCGGGTTTATGTCTTGAATCACTGTAAGTCCTTGTTGACTAGTAATTCCATCAGTGATTTCTTCATTGGCTTCTTCTTTTCCGGATTGTGCTTTGAACACAGTATCCTGTAATTCTATATCCAAAATAATGCCAAGTTGTATAAGTGCTCCTCCAAGACATGAGGATAACTTTGTGAAAGGCTCCGCCAATTCCGGATGCTTGTTTGCAAGTCCATCCATTCCTTGTGCCAAGAGTAGTCTGCATGTATCAAATGCTTCGTGGTATCCAACTTCCTCTTCTTCCTCCACTTCTTCTTCCTCCTCCTTTTGAGTGTTTGTTAAATCCATATATTGGTCATAAATGTCACAAATAGCTTCTCTCGAAGTCTTCTTTGTGGCAGTATAGATCTTTCCAAATAAACTGGTTGTAACACACACCTCTCCTTTTCCTTGTGCAACTTTGAAGTCCGGGTAAAAACCTACTACTTCTCGCCACATGTCTCTGAGATTATGATTTGGGGAAGCTTCCTTTCCTGATTGTGCTGTCCACTTATGATCTGCATGCCAACAATATTTCAATTTCATCACGGTCTTAAGAGCATCCGCAACTACATGTAATGCTGGCTTATCAATTGCCTTATTACCAGTTCGATTTTGCAATACGAAACTGGCCTGAGACAATATCGTGCCAATCATCTGATGTACGGCCGGGGTTGAAGTTAGTTTATCTCCTTGGACTGCTGCAATCAATTCAATTGTAGCAGAAATAATATATGATTCATCATCAATATCTGGTGCTTCTTCTTTTCCTGATTGAGCAATCCATTCAATATCTGTTTCTTCATTTTCATTTGTTTGTCCAGTGATCCATTCTATCCATTCTCCCCAAGTGTAATGTATGGGTTGTATTCCATGTCGTAATAGGGCCAAATTGAATTCGTTCTTCCAATATTCAAATTGCTTATTTCCATGGTGTCCAATTTCCATCAATGCACTCTCGTACAATTTTCTCTGTATCTCCAATGGGTTTCCTTCCTCCTTTGTCCAATAAGTAGTTTCAATTATATCATTGATTGGCAATGGGGCAAAAACAAATCCTCTTTCAACTCTAAACTTGCGTTTGAGGAAACTCACGTCTTCTAACGGTGTATGTGAATAGACGTTGTTATCCTTCTGAGTTGATGTATAAATCCATCCTTGCGCCAAAGCTTCTTCGGCTAGCATTTCAAATGTGTACCATCCCAATTCTCTCGAGATAGTCAACCAGAAATCATCACCTCCAACTTCCAACTCCACCAGTTTGCAAATATCTGCTACCGTGTATTGAAATCCATCAGTGTCTTTCCACCATCTCTCAAAATCTTCCATCTTGTTGGGTCCAAGAGCAAACAGTCGTTCCACTTCCTTCATATCTCTACGTAAGTAAGTAGCTCGAATTCTGCGCGCTCTCTTCAAGATGTAATATTTATGAGCAATCTTCGAATTGAAACTATTATGATCAAATGTTGCAAAATTTCCTGAAACCATTCCTTCCAAAACACTGATAATGTCAGACATCACCAATATTTTGATGTTCTCTGTTGCATCAGCCACAAGTCCTTCTCGCACATTCTCCCAGTGCTTAAGGTAACTTTCCAAATCTTCAATGTGGCTAAACTCATCTGGGTGAGAGTAAGCATATCTTCTGTAATAGAGGTTAACTAAGATCACAAATTGTTTTTGTATATAACCTCCAGATCTCCAATCAAAATTGGTAGCATCTCCATCAATATGTTTCGCTCCTTCTCCAAATTTCGTATGTCTAGTGTACATCTCCTTCCAATCAGGTCCGTGTGGGTTCGTTCCTTTTGCTATACCTGTCTTGTTCCTACAATGTGCCAAATTCTCCATAAAGGCACCAAAGGCTCTTCTGCCAAGAATCAAATGTTTAAATTGAGTAGAGACAAAGGGTCTCGTTGAAGCTGCCAAAACCTTGGCCAACTTTCTCCTCTCATCTTTCAAATTGAGTTCATTGAGCATAATTCCTCTTGCACCATTACCATAAGCTGATTCAGCATCATCCACTGTTTGTTCAAATGCTTTCTTCATCTCATAGTGTGGTTTATCATCTTTATCATAGGATACATTAAGGTATTTCATTTTTCCTGAGCTTTTGTCGTTGTCGGTAAGCTCATTGTAACCGCCTGATGTTTTTGTGAAAACTGCCTTCGAATAGGTCCAGTTCTCTACTCCGTTTAATGACTCATCAGGAGTCAAAATACGTGCGGGAACACGATACTCCACTGCTGAAAGTTCAGCTTCCATGAGAGCATCTATCAAATCTTTATCAGGTTCTTCCCGCTTAATTGGTTCACTAATCTTCTTCAATGCGTTCTCTAATGGCGAAATCAAAATTTTCTTTCCATCTTCTATCTTTGTAATAGGTTTTAGGGTAGCAGGTGCTGTCGTTGCAGGACCAAACTCCTCATAACAAACAGATTGTTTAATTTCTGACTTATTTGGGAGTCTATGTGCTCTGTTGGGAGCTACATTTCCTACAAATTGCACTTTTCCTTCAATTGGGATTTTTGGTGTGCTTCCCATTACATGATTGTGCCATAAAGTTTCTCCTTCCAACTGTGATTGTGCGTTCCATTTTATCACAATATCTTCCAAATCATCCAATAATTCTTCATGGTACGCAAATTCTCCTAATCCGCAAGTTTTCTCATCTCCTGCTACATGTTGAAACAATATTTTTCCTTGGAACTTGTTGTTTTCAACAACTCCAATGCCTCCACATTGTCCTTGTGTGGTTGTTATAGCATATTTCACTGCATGTGTTGCAGGAATTTTAACTACTGTTCCTCCAAGTCGCACTTGGTATTCTTTCTTCGCTGTCAATCTTGCGCAATCACTTGCTGATTGTTTCTTCCATTCTCCATCTTTATCCAGCGAAACTAGAGTTATGTTGCTAATCATTCCATCTGTCGCATCTTTTGATCTAACAAAGTGATTTGTAATGTCCTTCCTAGGTTGAATACTATTTGGAAATTCAATAAATAAAGCGTCTCCTCCATTTTTCTCACTCACCTTAACTTCTGATCGTTTAAATGAATGTTTGTCGAAACCGCCTTCTTTGTTGGGTAAGCATAAGACAATCCTTTCCTTCGAATCTTCTTCTGGATCTGCTTTAAGGTATACTAATAAATGGGCCACGGTTCTCACAAGTGTGCCTTTCACAAATATACCATTATTTCCATAATACTGTCCATCTTCTGTAATCACTTGCACTCTGCACATATTGGGTTTAACAACATGTTCAATTATATCTTCAATTGGTTGACTTTGCGCTTTCACTGGGGTAATTCCTTTCCTCTTTGCACGAACTGTTTTCTCAAAATGTTTCTTCATCTTCACGTCCATTCCTCTACTCGGTCCTTCTCCTTGTACATCCATTGTTACCTCACTCTTAGTCATATATTGATACAACTTATATGCTCCCAAAAGAGTAGCAATGCCTGTTAAGGCAACGGTGAGGCCTCCTAAAATTTTCAATGAGGTCCAAGTAGTTTGAGCTTCTTCCGTGCTCTTCTTCCATTCTTTCACATTCTCGTCATGCTTCTTTATCTGATTTGCAACATCTAACGAGATATTCTCTATCAACTTATTTGTATCATGTTGCTTCTGATCGTTTCCTGTTTGAGCTTCAATTGGCTCCAAAATCAGAGTATTAAGGGGTATTCCTCTAGGTCTGAGGTTCAGAATGAAGTCATCACTTTCATATTCTGATACTGTTGGGAAAAGATTGGGAACCTTATGGGTTAAATCTTTCTTGTAAATTGTAGCTTCTACTAGGTTTTCACCTTGTGAAGTCATGGCATGACAAGTCACTGCTGAGCAGAAAACTCTATCAACCTGCCATACAATATATTCACTAGCATCTTTTACAATGCTTTTCATTGTTCCATCAGGTTCCCTTCTCATACATGCCACCTTACTCCTCTTCTTCAAGTAGCATAAATCTCGTTCAAAAAACTTCTCTTCAACTTCTTCTTCCTTCTTTTCCTCAACAACTGTAATTTCTTCTCCTTCTTCACCTGTTTGGGCCATAAATTTTTCTACCATGGCATCCAACTCATCATACTGACACACTCCATTCATTTGAGCATCCAATAATTTCTTTCCTTCTTGGGATCTAGCTAAGACTTTTACAGCAATTTCTGCAACTACTGCATCAAAAGTAAGAGGACCAGCCTCTTTTCCATCAATAAAAGCAATGTTTCCTGTAAAAGGATCCATTCTTCTAAATTCATAAATATCTTTTCCAAATCCCTTAGTCTTAATACGGGGTGTATTTGATATAGGGTCAGGCACCAAAAATTCTTTCTTCACTCTCACTTCATATTGAAAATCAATTCTTCTGTACCAGGCATCTGGTACTGCAATATTGAAATGGGCAGGCTTTAGTAATCTCGGTATATTACTTGTAATTCCTAAAATCCTGCTATTCCAAAATGTCTTATCTTTGTCTTCTATTCTGTCCATGTGAAGTGGAAATGGGGCTGTATTGCCCATGTAGAAACACTCTTCAATCGCTTTTGTTGTAATCTCTGTATTCTCATTCTGTCCAAGATCATCAATCATAGTAATTGGTTGACATTTATAGCCAGACCAAAAATCATTGTCTAACTTTCTTGGGTAAGTCAATGCGGGTATCTCTTCAGGGCTCATGTCAAGACCAAATTCTTTCTTGTGCAAATATCTACACACTTCTTCCATAATTCTGCCGGCTCCAGTAGACTTTCCTGTTGAGGTACTTCCATAAAACCAAATGATCACGGGGGGTGGTCTCGGTTTAGCACTATGAATAGTTGCTATGGAAATCTCTCTCAAATCTTTCATCTCTTTCAACACCGCGTAAAACGGTTGGAAATTAGTTCTATTGTAGCCTTCTTTAATCAGGGTCATAGCTAAGTCCTCTCCTTGGGTTGTCAAAGCCATAACCTTCCTACAGAAAGTAATTTGGTTCATAAGGGTCGAATCGGTATGATACAAGTGGAAACACGCTTTCGCATGTCCCATCCATGTTGTCACTAAATCAATTGATCTCTTTGAGTCGCTAGTGACCAGCGGCTTTCCTGTTACCCAGCAATATGCTGTAGAGATGGCTGTCCATGCCACCTTGCCTAAATAATCTAAACTCTTTCCTATTGACGTAATAGATCCAAGCATCTTGGACCAATAGTGAATTCCATTTGGAATTTCAACCTTACGTGGGGTATGTTCTTTCCCAGCCTGTGCTGCAAACACTTCGGCCAATATATTAGCAAAAGAGTTAAATCCTTCATTCAAGATTTCTCCAATATCATAATCTGGTAAAAATTTCCTCCATTCTTCATCTGTCTGAGCATTGAAGATGGGTTCTTCATCTTCTGGTTTCAAATCAATTGAGGGTTCATCTTCACGTTTCCGTTTGTTCCACCATTTAAATACATATGCTGGCATCATAAGAGCTAGCTCCAAAAATCGAGCAACTCCCATAATCCAGTACTTTATCATTTTCGTCAAACTCATAAGTCCTGATGCAACCAAAGACTGAAATATGATCATCAGTCTATCTTTCACTGAAAGTGATTCAATAGTTGCATTTTTAATAGTAATTACAATGGTATACAAAACGTCGCAAATTTTTGAAATCATAGAGTCATCAGTTACGATCTTCCAAATTGATTCGGCTGATCGAATGAAATTTTTTATGTAGTCAACAATCTCTAGCCAGCTCTTCTCGAACTGATCAAGATTTCGTGCTTCTCTCTCATCAAGAGAGTCATCAACGAATTTCTTTGCCTGTTTGTTTATGCGATCAGGCATTGAGGTATATTGTCCTAAGAACTCCATCAAACTGGTCTGAGCTGTAAACTCAGCTTCCAATTGAGGTTTCCATAAAATAACTTCATCTTCTAAATAACTCCATAAGCTCGTTCCTTGCTTGTGTTGAATCATTCCCAAATTTTCCATACGGTACAGTTTCGGGTTGACTGTGGATTTCTTTCTGGCAAATCCAGTTTTCCAAGCGATATCGCATGCTCTCATCGTTCCATTAATAAAGAGCAATTCTAGGATCTGTTTCATGATATCGCGATCTGGATATTGTGAATCATCCAGTATTTTCTTCCTTTCCTCTAAAATACGAGCGCTGAAAACGGGTCCAGGATGGGGTTCTACATCTCCACAGATTGTAAGATCAAATGTTCTGTCTTCATGTGTTGCCGCATAAGTAGCAACATCATAATCTGGGTAGTAGTTTCCAATAAAATCGCATTTTTGTTCAAAGCGTGTATCTCCATATCTTTGCATAATATCTACGCAATCTATGTGATCTTGCTCATCTGCTACTGCATTCATCAAATCTCCATCTTGTCTCAATTCTCCATCTTCATAAGTCAAAAGCTGCGGATCATTGTAATCAACACTTCCAAGTTGATCGGGATCAGGGTGATAATATCCATAAGAGTCATCATGTTCTTCCAAAATCTGTCTGTCAAGCCACATGTTACTGTAGCATTTATTGTATTGAATCCTACG